TAGAACAAGCTCCACTATGAAAAGCCACACGGGAATCGTTATAAAATATGACATGATAAACTCCATTTGTGATATACTAAAATAGTAATTTTAATAGAACTGTTCGTATTTGCTCGATAGATCTTGTGCCCACTCATCAGCTTCTTCGTATAAAGACTGAATATGTTCGTGGCTCATAAAGGGCTCTAGGGCCTTAAATGTGATTATTACTTCCGATTCTATATTTATATAATCGTATCGTTGCAAAATACCGCGCACCATTCTACTTCTTTCATCCGCAGCTTTTTTATTTATATCGTTCATAGGTAACTCCATTTATGATATACTAAAATTGACTATACGATTCCCCGTCTACGCCTGTCTTCGCCTGTCTACGCCTACGGCTACGTCAGGCTTCGTCAGGCTTCTTCGCCGTAACAAGTCACTCTATTTTTTAGAAAACATAGAATAAATTGTTACACATTCGTAGGATTGAATCCACGCTTACGCTGCCGGTTATCATCCCTCATTTGCATATCGATACCTCGTATCGTATCATCGAGCACTTCAGGCATATATTCATCTACTTTAGGGTATGGAGCGATTTTTACATTTTGGGGTAGGTTAGCTATCGCTGAACGATCCTCTTGTATCATTCCAGCATCCATCATTTCATGGCGACGCCTCATGTGTTCTTCCATATTTTTCATAGAATGATGGTGACGTTTCTTGGCCATAGTAGCTCCTTACTCGTTACTGTCGTGTCGCGATACTGTCGCGATAATGTCGCGAATGTGGCGCGAACCAACAAGGTTATTAACCTCTAACTTTCGCCAGAAACTCCCTGGCTGGTCATAGGCTTTGCATCTGCTTTTATTCTAGCATTAAGTTCTATGAGGGTTTCAAGTTGTTGTATATCCATGTCGTCTATTTCTTTTATAGCTTTAACGAGATTTAACAATCCGGTCTCTTCGTCTCGTACTGCTGCAGCCCGACGCTCTACTGCTAATGCCTGATTTTCCTGAACACGGCTTATGCGCTCTACGCCCAAGCCTCTATCGGCGACTGCTCGTGCTTTAGCAAGGTCTGTACGCGCCTTCTGTTCTTCCATGGCAGCCTGCATCTGCATCTGCTGCATCTGCTGCTGCTGCTGTTTCTGCGCCTGTATAGATTCCATAAGCTTCTTCTTATTCTGAATAGTGACTGCGTCAATGATAACATCATCAGGAATCTGTAGGCCGAGCTCACGCATCTGTAAGAGCTGAGCGAACTGCATCTGTTTCTGCGTCGTCGTATTCAAACCCTCTTCCACAACTACATCGTATTTTCCGAATGCCTTATTATAAAACTGCTGCGTAGGCTCTTCGCCTTCCAATATTTTCTTTATCTTACCGGGGGTGAAATTAGCCTGTATAAGATCTATCATGATCTTACCCAGTAACTTCTGCGATCTATCCAGCTGGTCGAATAGTGGCTGCAGGGTAGTAAGTCCAGCTCCCTGACGCAACATGCTGAGGATTCCCGCTTTATCATCGATAGCGCTTCCCAAAAGCTCTTCGTTTATACCAGAAACCATGTTCATCTCTTTTCCCAGAACCTCAAGCGTCTGTGCCATGCTCGGATCAATATGCGGCGGCTGTATCTGTTCTACATCCGTCATTAGTGCATCTTTTTTGAGCGCCAGACCGCGTCCCTGTCCCGATAAGAACACATCAGCGGGGTTAATGAGTGAACCCTCTTTATACTTCCATCCGCTCGTTATCTGCGACTCTAATATATCCAAATTGATAATCATTCTTCGGTTATATAGATACTGTGCATCTCGCATACCACGTACTAGGCCTTGTATACGCCACGGGAAATAGGGAAGTTCTGGCCTATAAAATCCGAATACTCCCACAAACGGGTACACATCTATTCCGAGTGGATTAGGTCCATCGTACAGAACCCTCCCTTGCACGACTATCGCAAGTCGAACGGTAGGTATTTCCTGTTCAATGACCTTAACCGAGGGAAATTGCTGCAGAAATAGCTTTAACCGATCTTCGTCTTGAGAACGCCATTCCTGAGTTTCTCCCGTCTGTGAATCAACGAGCATTTTCTGTGTTCTATAGTCCTTGTAGTAATATTCATCGTAAGTAAGCAGGTTTTTTAATCCATAGTTATAATTTTCGGGCATAAACTGAAATTTGCCATCGCGATTATCCTGGCCCCATAACCCCATAATCAGGTCTGCTTTATCGGGAAGAAGTGATACGCATTCACGCTTTGTTAAAAACGTACGCCGCCATATAGCAGTACAATCAGATAGATCGCTCTTCTTAAAATAGGGATCTACTAAAAAGCAGTTATAGGGGCATACATCTACTTTTATGTTCCCATTTACCGGATCACTTCTAAAGTCCATCCATACCTGTAGAAACGACAATCCGGTTATAAGTGAACTAAGGAATGCTTCAGAAATAGTATCGAGCACTCCTTCTTGGTTAGTAATCCATGTCAACGTACGCGTAAGCTGATCTGTCGTCTGATCATCCGCATTTTCTACCGGCGTTGCTATCATACTCTTGCGATTTCTGCGCTGAAAACCGCTCACCATATTTATCGGCGGCCGAATACGATTAAAATTAAACTCACGACGACGATTTGCTGGTAGATTACCGTATATTTCGTTCCATAAAGTCTGATCTCCTACGTAGAACCTCGTATCAGTATCGGCCTCTCCCCAGAAAGACTGGTTTATGGTTACCGATTCGGCATAAAAAGCCTCCATCTTGGCTAATATGCCCTTATGGGTTTCTTCGTAATACTCAGGTCCTAATTGTGGAAACAGCAATTAAATTCCTTTTTTTAAAGTCCTACGTTTTCTATTAGCGTTATTTACCTTCGGGGTTACCCATCGGCAATTATTGGGCTCGTAATTTCCATCGTTATTAATACGGTCTATTTGTAGGCCTTCGGGGCGTTCTCCCATGTCCTCCAAGAAATTCTCGAACTTGAACCACCGTTCACATACTTTTATTCCACGACCACCATAGTTCTTAAAAGTGCGGCGTTTTTCATTGTGACATCTCGACATCATGCCGGTCCATATATCAAAAGTAGTCGTGCGGCTCATTCCATGAGTTTTCCTCCTACAGCGCTGACATTTCGTGGAAAGACCTTTTTTTAGATGACTTCCATAAATATCACTTATGGTCCCACATCTGCATGTGCACTTATAACACCATCTATTTATGGACTCGTTCTTCACTTTTTCTGATACGAGCCAATTACCGAATCTTTTTCCTATAAAATTTTCTGCATTATCCAGGTGTGGACGCATCTTACAAGATTTACACTGCGTGGACACTCCCCGTGTGAGTGCATATAACCTATTTTCTTTCTCTGTACCGCAATCACATCTTGTTTTATATATTTTGTGCCTATTCGCATCTATCCCGACATATGCGATAATAAGCCATTTTCCGTATCTTTTATTTATAAATTCCATGACATTCCTAGTAGTGTTTACTAAGGATTGTACAGGGTAATATAAAAATGTGAATGAAAATAAGTGTGGAAATAACATTACTAACACCCTTTTTTAAGTGCTAGTAAAATATTAGAACGTACTACTCGTTATATGCAACTATTTTACTGTTGTGCAGATGACCTTCTCTTATCCTCTTCTGCAAGGGCCTGCATTAAAACGTCCATCTCGTATTTCAGGACATACATTAAAGGCGTGTTTTTTAAATTACGCCACTCTGTTTCCGTATCGCCGCTGAGGCCTTTTATGATAGTGATCGCTTTTTCTCGATTGATGCTACTTTCCATCTCGTTCCCTTTCATATTTTTCATAAAGTGCTTCATTCATCCATAAAATAAATGTCTTATTCTGCTTTTCCCTTAAATCGTCTATTGCACATAGAAGTGCTTCTGGTGCATTAAAGCTTATTTTAGCGCCACACTCATAATCCCCCCGGTTAGGTATAAATCGAGCATATACTTCAGGCCTTCTAGGCTTTGGGGGCTCATTTTTATGATGAAGTGTATATTTATCTATGGCTACCAATATCTCTCCAGAAAGACTGTCTATGGCATCTTCATCATCCATTTCATAAATACTCCTCAGAGCATCTTCTATTCTTTTTTCTATATCAGTAATACACATCTTTGTATTTCCTTTATTTTTTCCCTTCACTCTGTTCCCTTTCCATAGTATTTTTTAATGATTCAGAAGCCCAGAACGAGAAAATTCTACCCCTTCTACGAGCATGAATTCTTAGTCTACTACTGAGTTCCTTATCGATATTAAGGGTCAACCTGCATATTCCTTCATCTTCGTTTTTATCTGTTTTTTCCTCCTCGTTTTTATATGCTTCAACCGCTTCTTCATGGCTATCAACTTCTTCTTCATTAAGTTCTCCTATATTTAGCTGCTCGGGGGCATCCCTATTAAAATAACTTCCATTCCCAAATCTCATGTCGAGTATTACTGCCGCTGTTCTTTTATCGCATGGAGAATTTTCCTTCGTGGTCATCCAATACTGCATAAACTGTGTTACGTCTCCATGGGCCGAGCATTTAGAACACTTGAAGTAATCGGGGAAATCGTTATTAGACCACGGACTTTTGGCTAGTATCATAACTCCAGGACTATCTCGCTCAAATGGACATTCCATAGAAATAATCCCGCTGTTTACTGACAATGAGAGTGGTAATCCCGTTAGAGACGATATCACCTTATCTAATGGGTATCTATTTTTTAACGCATAGAAATCATCAGTGGTAATGATGAGACAGTCGATATCATAATTTTTTATACTCAAAGGACGTTCCTCCTTTTTAAATTTAACTTTCTTGAAGCGATATACACTTTTTTTATCTCTTTTACCCTCCGGTATATTATGGTTAGACGCCGCCGATAATTATGAATAAATCTTTTTACACACAGATGCGCATGCTTCACAATATCTTCGTTATAGGCAGCTTCTACTTCCTCCATAGATTTACTTTCTATCAACATCCGGCTTACTCCGTTAATCGCATAATACAGATTGACCATATAGAACAGGGATTTTGTAGCGTGCTCATGATCTTCTATATCGTAGACCGTGTATACAAACTGATCGGGAATAGACTTCATCTTCTGGGCATTAGTCTCTATACCCTTTTTTTCTAAACGACGTTCCATTTCTAAAAGGGATTCATAATACCGCTTGCTGAATATGTCAGAATGGCGAACTAATTCGTTCTTGAGGTATATACATTTTTCTAAACAGGAATCTATAACTTCGAGGACGGGTATTACACCATCAGAACCGCGATACGCTTTCCACATGCGGCGTACGAGTGTATCTAATATAAGTAGTTTATCGTGTGCGTTCTTCAGTGATTTTATATGATGCGCCGTAGTACCCATCAGACTTCGCCCTTCTTTATATAACGAACGTACTACGGTAAATTTTAAAATACAAACATGAAAATTATGGCGCAGAAAGCGTTAATTATAATAAATAAGGTCATAAAAATGAGGTAGTATGGCATTATATTATAAGAAATGGTATTTTTTATGCCTATATAACTTTGTCTATTTTGTATTTCTCAGTAAGAATCCTATAAGCTTCTGCCTCTTTTACATAAATTTTATAAGCTTCTGCTGTTTTTCGACATTCATCCTCATACATCTCATTTAATCTTTTTTGCTCATCTATTAAAAATCTAAATCTTCCTATGTAATCTTTATATTTTTTACCGAAATATAGAAGTC